CCCAAGTACAGAGGTTCCGCTGCACCATGCGACGAGGGATCATGATGCCCTGAACATCCATTGCGTTGGACAGTTCAAACGACAGCCCATCAGGCGTCTCAGAGGCCCGCCGTTCAATGGAATAGATGTCGTCAGGATAGTGGATAGTTCGGTCGGCAGCGTTGGCAAGGTAGAGCGCTGAACCTGGAGTGAAATTAGCCAGATCCAAGTGCTTGGCCATCACACGCCTGCGGATTACGGTGCAGCCGCACAGGTCGCCATACTGACGGACCAAGTCCGATACCAAGTGGTTCACATTGGATATGTTCAGCGTGGGGCGGTTCTGAGTTCCCTGCGAACTTCGTTCAAATCCGGAGGCCACAATGGGGAAGGGCTGATATGTGACAGTAGCCCCGGCCATGTCTTTCCACTGAATTCCTACGCCATACTCATTGACATTGGGAGACAGGTAGTAAACTGACCCTCCAAGGATAGTCGCGTCAAAGACATACAGATAGACAATGGTGCCCGCATCCAGGTTTTGAATTTCTGATGCAGGCAGTTTAAGAGTGACATTATCCTCACTCATGCGGGCACCTGACGGAACTTAGCAGTGGTTGTCCACTGCCCATATGATGCGGGGGTGGCGGGTGTGAAAGTGTCCGCTACGAATTTACCCACGGTTCCGTCGGGGGCAGCCCAATCAAACGCCGTGATGTGACACTGATTGGTTTTCAAGAAGTTATAGATGGCCAGTGCTTCGGTCTGAGTGCGCTTGCTGAATGTTAGGGACCAAGTTGGCATGAACTGATTCAACCCGTTGCCCACTCGTTGCTCGTAGTTGTCCCCAAGTTTGCTGGACAACCTACCGGGGGTCATTTCAGGGGCGGCACCCCAGTCTGGGCTGTAAGAAAAGGTCGCCATTTATGCACTCCTGATTTGATTGAACAACCCACCAGGGCGACTGTTCTTTAGCGCCCAGCTATTCATCATGCCTTCAAAGTCCTTGGCGATGTCTGCACCACTCTGATTTGCGGTGGCCCCGCCCTTTACCTGCCCATCCTGCACAATGATGGTCGAGTTAATCGAGATGCCCCCAGAGGCGCCCATTTTGCTTATGCTAGGTTGGCCCGCTGCATTAACCATGGCCGCAGAAGGCACGATATTTGGACTAGCAGTAGGCCAAGCGGGCAAATCACCAGAACCACCGCCAGAACCCATGCCCCAGGTCGATTGCGCGGGGGCTCCAGGTGCCGCTAGTCCATTTCCGCCCCAACCAGAACCGGAAAGGAACGCCTCCCATACGGACATATTTCCGCCACTGGTAAGACTGGAAATAGATGCGGCCAAGCCATCCATGATCGGCTTCATGATTATTGCCTTGAGCATGGCAGCTTCCATGTCATGGGCCATCTTGGAGAACATGTCATGCCAGTTGCCCGCCACTCCGTTAAAGTAGTCAGCCAGCAGGGAGGAGGTTTGGTCGGTGTATCCCTTGAGAGCATTCGCTGCCCCGGCCCAAGCGTCCTCACTGGTCAATTTCAATTTGATAAGTGAACGGTTGTAGATTTCAATCTTGCCGCCGCCAGCCAGATAGGCATCCAGCTTTGCCAACTCCTGAATATATTTTTCCATGGCCGTCATGGTGTTTTCCAGCCGACCACCAGACCGATCATTTTCCAACTTTTGTTCTTGCTCTAGGTATTTTTCAAGGGATAGGGCACCCTTCCTGTATTCCTCATTTATCTTGGACATGCCATTGGCATAGATTTCGTTGGCATTATTAAGAAGAACTTGCTGCGCCCAATAGTTCTTAAGATATTCGCCGCCAAGCACCCGCGCAATATTCATACGAGTTTCAAGAGAAAGCAGGTTTCCTTCCGAATCCGTAAGGTTCTCCGTTTCACGAAGGAACTTCGTTATGGTTACATCATCAAACGATTTGCCGTAGTCGTCCAGACTTTCCTTAAGCTTGATAGTATTGGCAACCATCTTGTCGTAAATAGCGGCATTATTGGCACGGACGGCGGCATCAGTAAGCTTATCCATTTCTTCTCGGGCCTTGGTGACAAGAGCAGTGTATTCCTTGCTCCCCAGCATGGCCGTTCCAGTCTTAGGATTGACTTCTTCGCTACGAGCCTTATAACCCGCAATCTGCTTTGCTCCATCTTCCTGAATCTTGAGAATGTCAAGGTAAAGTTTAGAGTATTCCAGACCAACAAACTCAGCCTTGTTGATTTTATCCTGCATCGCGGCCAACTGAGTCTTGAAGTAGAGCAACTTCTGGGCCTTTTCAGTTTCCGCGTCATCCCCGGTATTAGAATTAGCCAGACGATCTTTTTCATCTTGTTTGCGAGCATCGGCCAACCGAGTATGGGCATCGCGCAAGCCCTTCAACTTTTCTTCGGCAGCCGCAACCGCCAAAGCAAGGGCATCCTTTTCACCCTTGTTTGAATACATTTCCCATTGGTTCGTTGTTTCGTTGAAGAACGCTACTTCCTCCGCCACTTCGATGTATTTCTTGCGAAGTGTTTCAAGATCTTCAGTCTGTTTTTTGTATTCAGGAAGATTTTCAAGTTTAAGTTTTTCTTCGGCACTACTCTTTTCTTCCTTAGTGGACTGCTTGTTGTTGCGAATTTCGTGCAACTTTTCAAGCATCTTTGCTTCTTCAGTCATCTTATCAATGGCGTCTTGAGATGCCCGAATAACTTCAGTAGAATTTTCTAGGGTCTTGTCCTTCATTTGATTATAGAGATAAATGACACCCGCAATGGCGATCATCAATATTCCAAGAGGACCGCCCAAAGCCGACATCGCAGTGCTGGCCATCGCAGCCGCTTGGCCTGCCAAGGTAGTAGTCGCAGCCAATTCAGCCTCGGCAATGGCAAGCGCATGGGTCGCTTCTGTTTCCACGACTTTGGCGACAATGATCTTATCTCGCATGGCATTAGTGATTGCCCGCCCACCCTGCGCGGCGCGCTCTGCCATTACTGCCTGGACATCAGCCGTAGCCTGCGCGGCAGTAGCGGCAACATCCTTCATTTTGGCAGCGGCGACCGCAGTATGGGCCTCTACTCCTGCATACAAGAACTTGTGGAAGGAGTCGTAGGCGGCAATGCCCCACTCAATGAGATACCCGGTTGCGAATAGAGTAGCAATAAAACCAATGGAAGCGCGGGCCTCATACAATACGCCGACGAAGGTTTCCACACTTTCAATGATACCCTTCATATCTGCACGAAGGTTAGCCGAGAATACGGCCTGATCGCCACTTTCTTTCCATTCCTTCATGGACTCAGATGCGTCCTTGAACTGTTTGACCAGTTCGAACACAAGAGCATTGGTAGCAGGATTGAAAGTTTCTCCCAACTGGACCTGAAGGTTCTCTGTGTAACGTTGCATGGAAAGCATCTGCTTACCAGCGGTGGACATTGCCATTTCATACACACCCGTTCGCTTGGACCCTTCTTCCAAGACGGCTTGCATACGGATTTGCATCTTAGCGTGTTCACTAAGACTTTCAACGGCGACATGGTTCGCTTGCGCATACTCATAGATCGTATTCTTGAAGTTCACCATGATACCCATGTGACGGATAATACGCGACTCACCAGTCGATATACCCTGCACGAGTTTCTGGAACGCTTCGGAGGAGTTGATGCCTGCTAGGGTGGCACCATCCTGCGCCACGCGTCCCAGGTCTGCGGACTTCGCCAAGTCCAACTGTGCCGCCGCCATGATCTGCAATGACTGCCTTGCCCGTAAAGAACTGATGCCCGTTTCTTCCAACTTGGTTTGGAAATCTTCCATGGCCGCGCCAGTGTATCCAGCATTGTTTGCCATGACTCGCATCGTCGCGCCAAGCATCTCATACTTGGCTCCGATGTTTGCGATATTGTAAGTGGCCTGTGCCACTTCCCGAATTGCCCACGCAGAGGCCAGCCCCTGAAGAGCGTCAGTAAGAGAAATGGCAGAACTTTCTGCCTTGCTACCAGAATCAGCGACGCGATTCAGACTATCAGAAGCCTGACTCGCGCCGATGACTGATACTTCAATTCCGAGTTGAGCTATATCAGACATTGTTGACAACCTTTAGGAAAATGTGATCCAGGCCTCTGATACAGTCTAACTCAAATTTGCCAAGCCTAACTCCCTTGAGTGTTGACCAAGCAAGTATTTCTGAATGTGAGATTGGGCCGTGACCAGTGCCAGTTGACGGCCTTCCTGCACACAATTCATTGAACCAGTTCCAGATGTGAGTGACTTGGCGAGGAAGGGGCGGCGGCATGAACTCACTGATGTCCATACCCTGAGCCCGCAAGATTGCGACATGCTGAGAAAGCACCGAACCATCCTTACGAGGACGAGCCAGTTCAATCGCTTTCTCAGCATGGGCATCAAGTTGCTTCCTCAATCCTTGAAAAAATTCTTGCGGGCACCGATCGCGCGATTGACTTGGTCGCGAATAGTGGGCACCTTGTCATAGACGAGGGCCGCGTTCTCCTTATTGAAGGGGAGCGTGTCGCCCTGCCATTCAATGTTCTTCCAACCCACGGTGCAGGCCACCAACAGGGCGATGACATCTTCTCGCTGCTTGACAGGGTCATACTTCGCTTCTGCCCCGGCGGTCATTTCGTCGAACCGCTTGATCTGCTGATCGTCCAGGCAGTTCTGAGCGACGGGACTATCCACGCCCACGACGGAAACGATGATGTCAGTATCCTTGCCAGTGACAGGGTGTTTGATCACCACATCAATCGGCTTGGCGGCCAAATCACTCGTATAGTTGAAGAGATCCATGTGATGCTCCTTGAAAGTGGACAGACGTGGAATTACGCCTTGATCCAGGAAATGTTGTGCGGGTTGACAAGCAGGTCGCCAGCAAGCGAACCAGGAGCACCAGCGGCCTGAAGGGTCGTGGCAAGTGCGGTCCCAAGACTGCTGGGAACGGCGCAGGTGATAACGGTGGCGGCGACATTGGTGATGAGCCAGTCGCCGTTATTGGTGGGAGTGGTCAGCGTGGAACCGGTCTTCGTGCTGAGGAGCATACCGACCTTGAAACCGTCAGTGATGAAGCTGCCAGCGCCGCGAGTGAGGGTGAAGGTTCCGGGTCCAGTCTGGGCCGACACAGCCATAGTGGTCCCAGCAGAACTGGAAACCAGCGTGGTGAACAGCCCCTCGAACGGCAGAGTGATGATGGTCGCTCCGTCCTTGGGGGGAGCGATGTCGCCGCCAGTGTATTTGATACGGGGCAGCGTGATCGTATGGGTGTAGTTGTTGAGGTCAGTCAGCGTGACCTGGAGGGAACTTTCGGTCTCGTTGATGAACTTGTTGAGCATGACCTGATCCTTGAACAGGGCGGTCACAGTGCCCGTGATCGTGGAACGGCCATTGAAGATGGCGGGTGACAGCGCACTGCCGACGACGCCAACCTGACCCAGCCCATTGTCCAGTTCGAAGTCCAGGCCAGTGATGTAGGCGATGGAAGTGCCGCCTTCCTGGATAGCTCCGCCAGCAAAGCTGAAGGGTGAATTGGAACTCGCAGCCGCGGTGATGTTGGCGTTGGTCACGGTGCCGGTTACGGCATCCTGTCCAAGGAAGTCTGCGCTGATACCGACCATGGCACCCGGCTTGATACTGAGCTTCAGCTTGGAGATCGAGCAGCCCTTGTAGAGACGGAACTGATTGATGTCCGTGAAACCCTGCTCAATGCAGAAGGAGTTCAGGGTGATACCGGTCGAGCAAGCGTTGTTGGACCAAGCGGAATCCTGCAGTGCCGCCAGGATGATGTCATCCCAGTCTCCGCACATGAGGTCGCCTTCAAGCGTCCCCTCCACCTTCTTCATGCCATGACGCAGGTCGCTGACACCACGATCCGCTCGCACTTCGTCGGTGGTGTAGGTGTCCTTCTTCAGGCCGAACTTGGACGGCTTGACGCGCAGGGTCTTCATGGTGGGGGAACCGGGCAAGGTTCCGTAGGTCGCTTCAAGAATCTGCTTAAATACGACGGTAGATCCGGAAGAATAAGTCGCGGCCATGGGCGTGTCTCCTAGTAGTTGTGGAAGGCTTTGTAGTAGACGACCAGAGGGATCGTAAACCGATCAGCCAAAGAAGAAGGTTGCTTGTTCCCGAGCGTAGCCTTTGAGATTACAATGTTGCCGCTACCAGCGACAAGAGATTGTCCTGGCATGAAGAACATTGCCAAGGCGTCGGCTTTAGAAAAAGCAGCACCACTGCCTTCTCCTGAAGGGTAGTTCAACCCAAGGTAAAGGATACCCTCCGTATCCATCACTCCTGTGCGGCCAATGGTAAGGGGAGCGGTATCCACCGGAATATGCTCCATGGTCACAAAGGGAATTCCTGGTGTTGAACTGTATTTCACATTTTCTGGCCTCAACTCAACATCGCTGCCGATATTTTCGGCGGTGTAGCGCTCAAGAGCGATGATGATGTCGGACCAGTTCATTACATACCTTCCATGAAATCTTCAATTGACATGCTAGGGCCAGTTACAGGACTACCCTCCGACAACCCAGAACTCTTATCCCCCCTGGCTACGGCATCTGAATTAACGAAACTGTTCAGAAGAGAAATCATTGCGACGTAGTCTTGGTTGACTTTGCAGGGCTTCACAATTCCGTTGACGATGTTTGCGACCTTGCGGTTTGCGAAATTGTAAAGACTTTGCTTCATCCTGACGAATTCTTGGTGGACACCGGGAACATATTGAGCATACGGCACCGCATTAGAAAACACCACCTTGTCATCACGAGTTATTTTTCCAAGACGACTAATAGGAAGATCCAAGTCAGTTGTCCACCGAGTTCCCTTGGCTTCCTTCGGCCCTTTATGAGAACCGTATTTCACATCGTAGGTGGGGCGGTTGCCCTTCGCCAGATGTCCTGCCGTGAAACCCTTGGTGCTGAATTTCCCCACCCGATCAATGGCGTCATTGACGCTCACAGACCACGATGCACGATACCAGCCAGTGAACAGGTGGCTCTCGCCATGCTCGATCATTTCAAAGAGACCTTCCTCCGCGATAATTTTCATCGCAGCATCCAGTTTCTTCATCGTGAGATCTTTGAAAGCTGCGATATCGGCACCAAAACTTTTCTTAATCATGGGCGCACCGCCGCCATGTAGAGCACAGGCTGATTCTTCTTCCAGGCTTCCTTGACGTCAAAGATCGTATAGGTGACGCCGCCAAACACGAGCCGATCTCCAATCAGAACTTTGGTGTCGGTGAAGATATGAAAGCTGCCGTCAATATCCAGGGTCTTCCCGTCAAATTGATTAGCGTTCACCACACGAGAAAACTGACTGCCGAATCCGTCAATGACCCCATATATTGTCGTGGGGGCGCCAGCAGGGGGAGCGACTACGCGAGCGGAATTGAAGTCGTATGTTCCATCCGAGCCACCCATTTTAATCCATTGGATAGCGGCACCACTGCGGCGGATGGTAGCAGATACGCTCACCCGCGCCTCACATGGCCCACACCAGAGCCAAAATAGGCCCCCGCCAAGTAGGGCCGCAGTATATCGGCCACGCTAGAGGGCATGGTTTTACGAGTAAAGTAAGCGGGATCGGTAATGGGGCCTACTTTCCCACCATACTGGACCAACCCACCCTCGTCAGCAGTGCGGTCCTCACTGAGCAAAAAGAACGCCCATTCCGCCACTGCGTTCTTGATAAACTGCGGGATGACCTGTGGATCGACGATGCGATAGTCACGGTCAATGATACCGAAACGGGGCCAGCGCAACGCGCCAGTCCGAACAGTCATCGTTCCCACGAAGTTCTCCATGTCCAACAACCGAGTGGCCCACACGATCGCAGCCGTTTTCTCAGACACCGATCCCGTGACCCACCGGTCGTTGAAACCCCTCGCCTCGTGATAAGCATCTGCCTCTGCTATTGAGCAGTAGGCGTTCGCGTTTGCGCCGCCGACAGTGTTATCCAGGGTGAGGGTCATGGTCTAAGCCTTCTTCTTCCGCTTGGGAGCGACGGCCGCTTCGGCGGCAGCTTCCTCGTGGAGGTCCATGTCCTCGGTGAAGAGCTCCATGGTGTCCTCGTCGAAGTCCTCAGCGTTGATGATGAGGTAGCCCGACTCGAAGTTCTCCGTCTTGATCTTGACGGTGTCGCGGGGAAGCGCTTCGTAACCTGACATGTTGATTCCTTTGTGAAAAGGACCGGGAAGTGTTGCCACGACCCGGTCCGGTTGGGGTGGAATATCAAGGACCTGCTTACGCGCCCATCAGGCGAGTGCCCAGGTCGGGGCGAACCACATCCACGCCCCAGAGGAGATCGAAGGCCCAGCGGACGCGGTGGAACTCTTCCCGCACCTGGAGGCGCAGGGTGAGGCCGCTGACAGGATCGGCCAGATCCATGGAGTAGGGGTTGGGCTCGGCACCCGCGATGGGGGCCAGGGTCCGGCTGGCGAAGCCGAAGCAATCAGCGTGGAACGCGAGGTTCACACGGTGACTGGCAGTGACGGTAATGGCTTCTGAACCCGCCAGCGCAGCCTCAAGAGGCGCGTTGAAGGTGAGGGTCACGTCGGTGCTGGCAGAGGCCTGGACAGCGGCAGCGGTCAGGGCGTAGGTGCGGGTATGACCCGCAATGGCCAGGACGTCGCCGACCTTCAGGTTGCAAGCGCCGGTCGTGGCGGCAGTGGTAGCGGTGAAGGTGTAAGCGCCCTGAGTGCCGCCGCCGCCGCCAACCTTGACGGCCAGACCAGTGGTGATCGTGCCGGCGACGTGACGAGGAACCTGCTGGTCCTCAAACCACTCGAAGCCATACTTGCGGCCGATGTCGCCTTCGCGCATGACGTTCGGGTCGTTGCTGTTGAGCATGTAGCTGAAGGCGCCGAGCTTGAGCGCCTTGCCCATGGCATTGATGTCCAGGACCATGCGGCGGTCGCCGAGAGGGGTCTTGAACTGCGTCAGCTTTTCCTTGGCGTCCACAGCCGCGTCCACGGCAGAGACGAAGGGGTCCGTGCCCGCACTGCCCACGATGTTGTTGATCTTGGTGTATTTCGCGAAGATGGTGCTGTTGACGTAGTCGGCCAGCGAGGAGATGGCGGCGGTCACCTGACGGCTGGCATAGCCGTTAACGATGTTGCCGATTTCCTGTTCGTTCAGGGTGAACGCGGCCTCACGCCAGTTGTTCAGAGTGATCTGAGCAACGGTGGGGGCGACGTTACCGCTGTCCGGGGCGTAGGGGCCGGGGACCACATCGTTGGTCACGATGTCGGACGGAATGGGGATCGAAATGACCTGGCCCTTTTCCATCGCGTTGGTGGAGTAACTGTTGTTGATGAGGGCGGGCATCACGCAGCGGTTTCGCAGAGCGTTGAGCCCCTGCGCGAACACCGTCGGGATGATCGCACTGAGAGAGTTGGACACGGCCATGGGCCTTCTCCTATAGAGGGTTGAGGTTGCGGGGTTCTACTTGATTGTTCAGCGCCACTGACACAACCCAGGAGAGCCGCCACCGGAGGCTCGCGTGTAGGTGAAGTGTAGGCCAGAGGCACTGAACGCGCAAGGGGTTCTTTTGGTTTACTGCACTTTCATCTTGCCCTTGGCGATCGCGTCAAGGTTCGCCAGGAAAGCCTGATGATCATTGCGGTTGATAACGCCAGGGGCGACGGGCGGCTTGGGCGGATTGCCGTTGCCAGGAGCCCCGCTTCCCTTGGATTCCTCGAAGAGGTGGGGAGCGACGGCGGGCAGACCGGCAACCCACTCCTCAATACCGAGCGGAGTGATTCCGTCCTTGCCGTAGACCACTTGGCCGTCCTTCATGGCCACGGCCTGTCCGTCCTTGGAAGTGAAGGTGCGCCGTGCGCGCTCAATGACGTCCTCGGTGGCAGTCTTCTTGACGCCAACCTTGGGGGCGGCACTGTGGACGGCGTTGTCAATGACAAGGCGATCCATGTCGGCCTGAAGCTTCTGCGCCCGCTGCTCGGACTGAGATAACTTTCCAGTGAGATCATCGCGGAGGGCGGTAGTCCGCAGGGCTACCAGTTCGTCCAACCTGCCTTCTGCAATCAACTTACCTTCCTTGACTAACAGGTCCTGCTTGACGAGTTCTTGGTAGCGCACGGGGTCCACCCCGGCCAGTTTTTCCAAGTTCTCCTTGGCCGTGTTCCGTTCGCTGCGGGCGTTAGCCAGCGAGTTCTTCAACTGTAGAAGACCGGGATGCTCTTCCACATTCGTGTCCAGGACGTAGCGACCCGCGCCATCGGCCTTGTATTCTCCCCGCAGTGGTTCCGCCACTTCCTCAAGGGATGCGATAACCGGCTTCAACATGACTTACTCCTTCGCAGCACCGCTGCATATTGGACCACACGACCGTGTGTCCGGGTTTTCACAACGACAAGGCGTTGCGATGGTAAAAAAGAATTGCTCGCACTGCTTTTCAATCATGACGGGTTCACCGTCAAACTTGTTGTATTTATAAGACCCATCATCGTGGCGCTGATACTGCCAATACTTGCCAGAGACTGTATCCATCTTACCCACATCTTCTAACGATGCACCAGTCTCATCGCACACTACCACCAAGAAACACTTTAGTCCGTCAATGGTGAACAGGGTAGAAGGTGTGATGATCATTTCGGATCCTCCTCAAGGTCGGTGCCGTCTGGATTGCAGGGATTCCAGACAACCCCAGTCGTGAGGATGTCGTGTGACAGTGCTTGGAGGTTGCCCACCGCATTGATCCATGAACTGGCATCGGTGAACTTGGCCTTGTGGTGCGAAAACACACCATCCGATTCTTCAACCAGGACCACGATGCACTTGACCTCCGACAACCTACTGGCCAGAGTCAGCAGGTAGTTTTCGGATACAAGCCGCTCGGTGGCCACTTAATCCTCCTTTGGATCGGTTTTTATGGCCGCTTT